TACCGCGTTTAAATATATTAACCACTTGAGTTTTACCCATAACCTTTGCTCGTTGCTCACCTACGGTGAGTATTTGTATTTTACGCGCAAACGGCTTTTTAATCTTTTTTACTTTTGCCACGGTAGCGCGTGCGTCTGCCGGGGTAGCAAACTTAATCCTAACCGTATCTTTGGGATTTTCGTCTGTATAGAGTCTTCTGCCTGAGCCTTTTGGTTTCTTACCTGTACCGACTCTTGGGTCCTTCTTTTTTCTAGGCATTAAATAATAGTTCTGTTAGGCAAGAATCTTGAACTAACACTATCTATGTCCTCAAACGCTGCCCTATCAAACTCCTCGTCGTAAATTTGTTTCATTATCTGTATCTTCTCTGGCGCCCTTTTCATAGCTATGTAATAAGCCAGTCCGGACACCATGCACGGTATAAACCTAAATACTATCTCCATGTTATTGGTGTAGTCGCCAACGTCTTGTATTCTGGTTAGTGCGTTGTATTTAATTATGTCAGTAGAGTTTTCCGGAGTAGGAAATAGTTTAATCTCTGGAGTGGTTTGCCTATCTAAGAAAAACTGATTGGGTCTAGCCTGCAAAGTTTTTTCTGGCGTAAACAAATAATCCGACCTGCTGATTCTTTCTAGTTGTATGTCAGTGCTGCCTCTTGTTACGACAGCTTCGGTTACATCAATGATGTCTGTATCTAAACTGTAGGTTGATGTGCCTTGAGTAACAGTAAAGCTACGTTGCGCCACGGTCCATTGATTTAAACCACGATTAGCCCAGTCGGCCATCATAATATTTAAAGATCTTCTAGCTGTATCTAAGTCGTAACCTGTTCTGAGCTCTAGCCCACAACGTTCATACGCTTCTTCGATAAGCTCATCTATTGTTAAGTCGAATCCTGTTGATCCTGAAGTAGCCATGTTGTTTCCTTTCGTGGTGTAACCGGGCAAGAACAGTTACCCGGTTACTCAAACGATCACGAATATTCTCTCTTTAGAAATGTTTTGTCAAAACTAAAATGATTGAATAGGCGTCACCATCTGAGTGTCCCACCGTTGTAAAGTCTAAGTCTCCTGTTTTTCCAGAGCCAGCGTTGTTGGGAATACCTGTGAATAAATCGTAGTATTCGTCACCTGTGCTGTCCGCTGGTAAAGGGATTGCTAATACGTTAGTTGACGCATCGAACTCGATGTCAACGCCCATACCTCTGCACGCCCAGTAGATTCTTGAGATAGTAACAGCTGTGCACGAATTACCGTCACTGTCTGCTGCTAGTGCTGAAACATCTACTTTTTTAACAGAAGCCTCTCCTGTTCCGTCAGACTCGTTTGTAAACTTCAAGATGGCAGTTCTGCCGCCATCTTGAATAGTTTGACTTGTTACTGTATCAGCCATAATTTATCTCCTATTACGCGTCAGCAAATGGAGTAACTATAGTGCCTGAACCTAAGATGATTCCTTCTACTGCATATTTAGCAGAAGCGATAGCAGTTACCTTAACGATACTTCCTGCTAGTCCACCTTTTGTTGATCCGTTCATTGTAATTACGTCGTTACTAGCGCCTGATATAAAAGTTTTACCAGTAGCATCGTCTTTACCTGTGTAAAGCCCACCGACAAATTTATCTGTACCATCAGTTAAGATGTCCATGTCAGTAGCTGCTGTTTCTACTACGAAGAAGAAACTAGCTCCTAAATTATTTAATTGATTAGGATCGTCGTCTCTGCCCGGAGCAGTAGCAACAATACTAGGTAAAGTAAATTTACCGTCAGCATCGTTAGTAGTTAAAATTTTTCCCGCGTGTGCAGCCACAGTTAAAGTTGTGTCTGCTGTTAAACTGACCACAGCCGCATTACCAGCAGAGATAAACCCTGATAGCGATTTGACCGGTCCACTAAAAGTTGATTTTGCCATATTAAGTCTCCTTAATTACGTTTATCGTCTTGGCGAGTCTGCTAGGGCAGTCGATAAACCATTAATTTTATCCCTAGTTGATTACTAAGATTATATATGAAATTAAGGGAATACAAGAAAAAAGTTGCCGGGTTGAGTGAGAAACCCCCGGCAAAGGTTCCTTTAGAATTGAACTGTTATGCTCCGGGAGAACCGAATACACATCTTGGATCCGAGAATCCAAAAGAGTATCTTTCTCTAGCCTTGTACCTAACGTTACCAGTATCGAAGTCTGCTTCCATTGAAGTTCTGATTGGTGACCTAGCGAACATTTTAAATCCGTTTGGTGCATCAGTCTTAATAAAGAAAGCATCAGTGTCTGTCAAATAGTGGTTAACCACATAACCTTCAGGCAGCATACCCATGTTTCTGATAGCGTTTACATCGTTATCAGAAGTAGCTGTTCTCAAAGTTGATTCAAGCAATCTGTCAGCTGTGAACTGTAGCTCTTTAGGAATAATTAACTTAGTTCCTTGTACTGCTACTTTTAGTCCACGTTCATCAATGAACGCCGCAATATCAATCAACGCTTGCTCAAGAGAAGTTTCGTTTAAGTCAGCAGCAGTAGAAAGCTCATTTCTGAAGTTACCGCCACCGATAGTAGGGTGGTCAGTAGCGCAGAGCTCTTTACCGTCACCGCCAGCAAAACTGCTGTTGAACGCGTTGTTTAAAACTGAGGCTGCTTTAATTTGCTTGGTGTTTGACATACTTCTAGCTAAAGCTCTTGTGTATCTTGCAGACAATCTGTCGTACAAGTTATCTTCAATCGCTTCTTCAGTGATACTGAAAGCTAAGGCAACTGTCTCGTGAGTGTAACGAGCTGTGAATGATTCTTGCGCTGTGTCAAAAGCCACTCCTGCTCCCTCAGACTTAACAGGTGCTGCATCAAATCCGGATAACATTACCTCTTCTTCAAAGGCACGATCTGAAGTCTCTGTGTCGAAAATTTCGGCATGTTCGTCTTCGTATCTGTCGTACTCTAATCCAAAAAGTGCATTTAATCCGGGCTCTAGTTCTTTTACTAATTGTGCTCTAGATATTGCCATCTTATGTACCTGCTACGGGACCTCTGTACGCGTGCTCATTAATTTGAACAATCAAATTAGTGTGCGTTGTACCGAGTTCATCGTTATTTGGTCCTTGGTCTACACCAACTATTTTGAGCTGTAAGCCCTGAGTAGTTGCTATAGTCGAAACGTCAAGTTCTCTGGAGGAGATTCCAGTTGTAGTGCTTCCGCTTGTTCCAACAGTATCAGCGTTCTTCCCTACGTTTGCTTGAGCAGTGTTCGTTGCCGAATCACCTTGGATCAAGAACAAAGTGTTAGGGTCGTCGTAAATGTATACTTCAATGTCACCTGAGCTAGCAGTAGTGCTTGCTACATAGTGGTTTTTGTATACAGGTCCGTCTGAAGATTGGTAGAACACGCCATTAAATACACCAACAATGTTAGCGTCACTTACACCAGCTTGCTCAATGTAACCAGCGTTAAATTTAACGAGGTCACCTTGGAAGATAGTAGTGCCATAACCTGATGGATTAATTAAGTATTTATTAGCGGATGGGACAGCACTTGCTGGGTTAAGCCCTTTGTAGGGTCTTAAACCAAAAGCTGCATCTACATTAGCCATTAAACTTTTCCTTTTTACAAATTAAAATTAAGAAACAAATTTGATTACTCGCCTCTGTTTCCGCCAAATGTTACGCGACTCTGTCTATTTTTATTAATAGGCATGGCTGGATTTTCTTCCTTCATCAAATCGTTATCTACTGATAGCATTTGATCTCTAGTTTTTGCTTGAAAGTATTGACTTCTTTCATCTACAGTTTCCTGCGGAATCCTACAAAGCACTAGACCGCCAACACCAATTACACCTTCATACTTACCATCACCGATGGACGGATACTGAAAGTCAGGATATTCGTCAGCACGAACGGGCTCCCAGCCTTCTCTGAGTCTGGCGCTTGCGTTCTTGGTGTCGTCGTATCCTCTGACTTCAGTTCGTACCCATCTGTGTACGTAACCTGCTGGTGGCTCTGGTGCATCCAAAGCGGAAGGAGGGGCCCAAGGTCTTCTTTGAGAAGTTCTTTCTCTTGACTGAGCCTCGCGTGGTTCACGAGTTGTGTCGTTTTGTTTTTTATCTGCCATTATGTTATCTCCACGTTATTTAACATACTTCGCGTATTCTTCAAGTGGCACACCCAATTTTTTAGCTATTGATACCTGTGAAGGTGTGAGTTTCACAGATTTGCTGCGTCCAGTTTTTGCACTGCGTTTAGCAGATGCAACCGCTTGAACGGGTCGGTTTCTAGCGGATGAGTCTTCATCAAACTTGTGAGGAAACTCATCTCTAATCCTTTTGTCCACTTCAGTATAATACTCATCACTACTCGGATCAAATCCTTCTTTAACTAGATCTTCGTGAATCGCAAAAGAAGTCATGGTCATGGCCCTGTCCTGCCCGAACCATTGGTTTTCTTCTGCCCACGATTCCGCCTTTGGATCAGGGTCTGGATACTGAGGTTGCTCGTATGTGGGGGTTTCAGTTGTAGGGGCTTGCTCTGCCTCAACAGGTTTTGCAGCTTCCCTTTCCTTGTTTAAACTTTCTACGCGTTGTGCATCGGCTGCTAGTGTAGCTAGCTTTTGCTGCGCTTCGGTTTGTTTATCTATATCAGATT